GGGGGGAACATTCGGCTACGCCTAACAAGCGTAGTCGTTTAGCATGTCGCTGCCCTGGTACTTCGGCATTCGCGGAAGTGTCGAGCTTTCTGGAGATGACTACATGGGCAAAATCAGAGAAAAATTCTCTGGACCGGTAGAGGATTACGACGACGTCACGTTGTACGGCGGAGTTCCTCCGACGGCCAACGTGTACTCGGTTAATCCTTATCTTCAATCCTACTATTTCAAACACAGTAGGGGCGAAAATATACCGGACTTCCATAAAAGGAAGGCCCGTGGCGAGCTACTGCCTTTCACTAATTGGTATCAGTGGGAGGCGCAAGGTGAAGCTACGGGAGATCTTAAGATCCACCGTAACAGTGATAATTTTACTCACTTTTATTCACCTGATGGTAGCTACACCTACATCCCTGACTGGAACGTAAGTTCCAGTACCGTGACTAATTACGCAAATAGTATGCTTCCTTCACAGGACGTATACGCGCAGTTTATCACGGCGGCCGCTTCGAAGATTTATTCGAAAGGCTGGGATGCATTAACGTTTCTAGCGGAGTTGCATAAGACAATCGGAATGTTCCGACGTCTTGCGCAACGAACCGTCAAACAAGCGGTCACTGGCGAACTCGAAAAGAGTTGGCTAGAGTCTCGTTATGGTTGGCGGCTCTTAATATATGATATCGAAGATATCATGAATTTAATTAATTCGCTAGATAGTCATCGGCAACGATATAGTGACAGAGTAGGACAAACGTGGTCGGAAACGACTACGTGGACCTATAACTACACCAGCAGTCTCTACAACGCAGAAATCCGATTTTCGGATACTGTGGAAGTAGGAGCCAGAGGATCAATCGTGGCGGACATTAGTCCTCCTAAGATTGCCCTTAATCCTATTACGACAGCCTGGGAATTAATTCCCTACAGCTTCGTTTTGGACTGGTTCGTGAATGTTGGTCAGTTTCTGGAATCTATGTCGTTTTTGGCTATGGCCCATAAACACTTTGCCTCTGCGGGGTTTCAATGTCGAGTTGTCCGGGAGACTGTAGGTAACGATGTTACCTGGACAGATCCTTCTTGGACGGTTGACATTCATAACTTCGAGAGTTTAAGTGAAGGGGTTCTAACCATTCGCCATCCAGAGTCAGTGCCTTACCGTCCGTCAATCCACCTCAACCTGACACCTGCGAAAGTAGCTGATCTGGGAGCTCTCGTCGGTCAAACGATGCTTAAAAAGTATCGTGGACTTGCCGGGGCGCTCTCTTTATCGGCACTATTGCTGGCTAAGGAAGAGGCAACTAAAGGAGAGTAAATATGGCTGCAATGTCTACAGCCCTCACTGAGTATAGCGACAGCTATAACTCGCGCACGTACATCAGATCGGGTCATACCGCTCTGTCACCGAGTCTGGTTATCCAGAAGCGGACCGTGCCGTCCGGAGCAACGGGCGTGGTTTCTGACAGCATCAAAACCGTCGATGTGACGGATGATGCCGATGGAATCCAGCTCGACTCCAAAGTCACGTTTGAGGTTATCGTTCGCCGTCCCGTTAACGGGACTGCGGCCGATGTGACTGCTGCGCTCGCCGTTTTCCGCGACATTGTCGCGGGCGACGAGTTCACTGCCACAGTGAATCAAAGCACTTACTTGGTCTAACTATGGTTGAAAAAGAGAACCTTACTGACCCCGTTGCTCCCGTTTTCTGGGAGTTGTGGGATGGTCTTGTTGCTCTACTCAGCCAAGTTGGACATCACCTCGTCGACGCATTTGCACTCATGTTTGGAAATTTCCACCCATAAGTACTATGTGAAGACAACCTCGATCGTTTGTAAAATGATAGAGGAAGGTGTTAGTAGATGCCTTGTTAACCCCAAATAGGAGATCCATAATGGACTTCGAAACATTGGTCTACGACATATGTCGAGATTATGTTAGTGACTTAAAAGACACGCTACCTACTGACGTATCGAGAAAGATCCTAGGGTGGATTCGATCTCGTAATATCAGTAAGTTAGCGACCTGCCGTACCCATTTTCCCTCAGCATTGTCATCGAGGGAACTCTACCGTGCTCTAATGCAAGTGGAGGCGTTCTTTAAAAAGAACAACGTCTTTTCTACCGACGAGTGTGAGCAAAATGCTATCAAAGCCTTTTTCAAGGCGGAGAAGCTTTGTGCGATCACGAATCGGCGACTCGACTGGTACTATCTGAAGCGCGATCGTTTAGATCCCGATCTTCAGTTGTACATGAGAAGAGTCGAAAGACGTATCTCCAATGTGTTAGGTCCGATAGAGCCCTTTATCGACGCGTTACCAAGGTTGATAAGGGTTACGGCGGGTGCCACCGCTTCATCCTCTCGTAGGAACTCCTTGCCAGCGCTTAAGCTTTCGCTTAAGCCGGCTTGTAGTTCTGGTGCCGTTCCGCTTATTCATGCTCTTTACCGATATTTTGGTTTTGAGCAAGTTAGGCCGAACATAACCAATACGAATAGGATAGAGATAGTGCCCAAGAACTTTACGACGGGACGTACTATAGCAGCTGAAGCTGAAGGCAATACTGCCCTCCAGCTGGCTGCAGATGAGTACGGCAAAGGTCGCCTCCGATTAAAAACCGGAGTAAACCTCTCGTCACAAGTTCAAAATCAAAGAGAAGCGCTCAAGGGGTCCTTAGATGGCGATATCGCCACTTTGGATCTTGTGCAGGCCTCTGATACTGCCGCGTACAATGCCGTCGCATGGGTTTTCCCATACGATTGGTTTAAGTACTTGGATAGTATCCGTTCGAAACAAGGTAACGTTCCTACCTTCGCAGGTGGGAAACGGACCAAAGACCGGACGACGATCACTTATAATAAGTTTTCGTCTATGGGCAATGGTTCTACCTTTGTAATCGAAACGTTGATTTTCGAAGCGTGTTGCTACGCTGTTGGTTCCCGCAAACATGCAGTATATGGAGATGACATCACCATAGAAAGCAAGTTTGTAGAGCCGGTAACGAAGCTTCTTCGCTTCCTAGGTTTCAACCTTAATGTAGCTAAATCTTTCGTGACGGGACCCTTTCGGGAATCGTGTGGAAAGAACTACTATTCTGGCGTTGATATCACACCTTTCTATTTACGTGAGATCGATGGTCGAAAGACCGTCCTTTCTCATATGGTAAATGGATTGGCAGCGATAGCTATGCCAGAGGGACGTTTGTGGTCTCGTCTCCGCGACATTGTCGAGGAACGAAGGCTTCCATTCATCCCGTTGGTTGAGGATACAATGGGGGGCGTCCACGTGGACGTTCCCTCAGCGTATTCCCTAGGACTCATCAAGAAGGGTAAGCAAAAGTCTCGAAAGAGACCTAATCCTGGCGTGCTCTATTTCAGGTCTTATTTACCGAAAGGTAAACGTAGATCCTTCTATAGATCACAGGGATTGTATCTCTGGTTCTTGCAAAAGAACTTTAAGAGATATACTACCCCTCTTGTTGAGGTTAGTTGGGCAACCACTTCGGTACATAAGTACGTGCGAAAGTGGGTCCGTTGGACTATTCCAACGGTGGGTACGCCCGTCCACATTTTCATGTGGACGGACTACCTGCTCCGCAAACGCTGAGTAGGTAGGTACGGTCAAGGATTGACCAGTCGAGATGCA